GAGCTTGAAGAGGTTGTGGAGGAGTTTGTAGAGTCTTTGACTGTGGAAGAATTAACAACAGTTGTTGAACAAGTAGCAGAAGTTTCGGTTGAGAGTCTTGAAGTAGCAGATACACAAACACAAAAGATAGTACAAGCAGTTGTTACAGAGGTTGTTAGTACAGAAGTTATTGAAGATCTTACACAAGAAGAAGTAGAAAGCGTTGCAGAGGTTTTAAATGTTGAGGCAGAAGATGTTGAAATCTATGCAGAATTAGTTGAAACAGATGAGGTTGTAGAACAAGCAGTTGAGGAATATGTTGAGAGAGCAATAGAAAATGCAGATAATTCTTTGCAGCCTTACAATTTAGCTGATGTTCAGAGTGAGATCAGGGCAGAACAACTATTATCAGATCCTGTTGGAACTTTGCTTGATGTAGATCTAGCAGAGATAAGTTTCGCAGAGATAACTTCCATGCCTGAATCACAAAAAGAAAAAGCCCAAGAAGTTTTGATCCCGGTAGTTTTAACAAGAATAGCAAGTATGTTTAGTATGGTAACGAGGAGAACAGGATGATAGAAAAGATGTGGAAATGGTTAGTTGAGGCGATTAGAGAAACATTAGCTTTGAGCTGGACAATTTTGGGGCTAGTGATTTCTTATTTGACACTTTCCGGACAAGCTGCAACGATAACAGGCGTGGGGCTTATAATAACACTCACAATATGGCTTTTAACGATCAGTTTTCGTAAAAATGTGTAAATGTAATTATATATGCTGTGGCTGTGCATATCATTGCAAAAGTTATAAGATTTAACTAATAATAAGTTATAGTTACATTATGGATTACATAGATGATATGCACTTAGCATTACCTCATCAACAACAGGTAGGCGAATCAAACATAGATTTCAAAAGATTTCAATATTATTTAGATATGGGTGCATCAAGAACATACAAGAAAGTTTCGGAAAACTTCGGGATCACAGAGAGGCGAATACAACAGATTTCAGCTAAGAATGGATGGAAAGATAGAATATTTGCAATAAATAAAATGCTAAATGAGCAAATAATATCAACTGTTTTAGCTCAAGTAGGGGAAACAGCAAGAGATTTATCAGAACAGATCAAGCCTGTAATTTTTAAAATAATTAACGAAATAAACGAAAAAGATCTAGCTAGTATGAATCCAACAGAATTAAAAGGAATACTTGATGTTTGTTATAAGATACTCGCTCAAATCTATGGTTTTGGTAATCCTCAAGTACAGGTTACAAATGTTGAATATCCACAGATAAACTTCAAATGGGATTGGGAACAAGATGGCGATCAAGACTATTGATGCTAAGCCACCTGATCTACATTCTGGACAAGTAGAAGTAATAAAAGCTCTTAATGAAAATAGACATGTTATTGCTGTGTGTGGAAGAAGATGGGGTAAATCAACACTATCTCTCGTTGCAGCACTAGATCAGGCACTAAAGAAAAATAAAGTATGGGTTATATTTCCTGTGTATCCACAGAGTTTAGAGGCATGGCTCAATATTAAATCATTGATAAGACAACTTCCGGAAGAATATGCAGAAGTTAGGGAAGTAGAAAAAAGGATTGTTTTAAAAAATGGTGGATCCATACAAATCAAATCAGCTAATAAACCTGAATCATTGAGAGGTGCAGGTGGTATTTCTTTGATTATCTTTGATGAGGTTGCTTATATGGACAAAGAAACATGGGATACAGTAAGACCAATACTATCTGATAATCTTGGTAAAAGTCTTATGATTACTACACCTAATGGAGTGAATTGGTTTTATGATCTGTTTGAAAATGCAAAGCGAAGAGATGATTGGGCAGTATTTCATTATCCAACAGAAAACAGCCCAAGAATAGATAAGAAAGAACTAGCCTTAGCAAAAGAAGAACTTGGATCATTAGTTTTTGCTCAAGAGTTTCTTGCAGAGTTCACAGAGGTTGGCAATATGTTCAAGAGAGAATGGTTTAGATATTTTGAGATTTTACATCCAAACTCTGAAGATCCAGAGTATTTGGTTGATGGAGAGGTATATAAACATTCTGATCTATCTTTTTTTGGAACTATGGACACAGCTTTATCACAGAAAGAAACTGCTGATTATTCTGTGATTATGGTTGTAGGTACTACACCTGATGGCAAGATGTTGATTATGGATATATACCGAGATAGATTGG